ATTCGTAACATCGTGCCAGCTGACTCAGTTGTGGCTAGTGCCAACGAATTGGTCAAGGCCAAGAATGAATACAAGACTGAAGAAGTCAAAGTGGCCACAGCCCGCAAGCGCAACGAATCAATGCAGGCCAACCCAATGGCAATTCCCCTGCTCAAAGCAGAAGCAGAAGCAGATGCCATGCGAGCTTTGCCAGGTGCTATTGCCAACTTCAAAGGACAGACCCTGGTCATCAATGGTGTTGTAACCCCTACGGTACAGACCAACGGAAAATAACATGTTTGATTGGTTTAAAAATTCTGAATATAAAAATGTAGTGTCACTACCTTTTCCAAAGCCTGTGATCGTTCCTCATGTTGAGCCTCCTAAGGAACAGGAACAGGAATACTACAGCATCGGAGTAACCAGTGAGGGTAAGATGACTTTTAAAACGGGCATTACGACACTTACTATGTCTCGAAAAGGGTGTGAGGATTTAATTGAACAACTCACGGTATTCAAAAATCAACTTTCAGAAAGTATAGATGACTAAAAAGATCGGTTTTGCCTGTAAGTGGATTGATAATCCGATGCAGGTAAATGGCATCAAGCCAAATGATGATGCTAAGAAGTATAATACTGGCTCTACTACCGTTGCTTGGTTAAATAGACAGAGTGTAGAAGTAGCAGAACAAAAGTTGTGGGACCTAATGGTAGGTAATATCGAAGCTACTCAAATGCTAGTTGAAAGAGTAGGTAGCCTAGATGAAAATCTTAGAATGGTACGACTCAGTAGCGATATACTACCTGTATATACTGAGTCAGTTTGGAGCCGGTATTGGCGGCTTCCCGATGTTCGAGCGTATTGTGAAAGAGCATTTGGAGCCGTGGGAGATATGGCTCGCAAGAACAACGTTCGGTTGTCTTTTCATCCTGGGCAATTTACTGTTCTGGCATCTGCTAATGAAAATATTGTAGAACGATCATTAGAGGAGTTTGAATATCATGCGGATATGGCCCGGTGGATGGGGTACGGTAAATCATTTCAGGACTTTAAAATTAACGTCCATATCTCAGGCCGAGGCGGTCCAGAAGGCATCCGCCGTGCCCACAAAAGACTCTCCCCCGAAGCCCGCAATGCAATTACAATCGAAAACGAAGAAAACGCCTGGGGATTAGATGACTGCCTTAGTATTAGCGATATCGTTCCTATTGTGCTTGATATACACCATCACTGGATACGTGAAGGGGAATATATCAGCAATCAAGATAGCCGTGTTATGCGTGTCCTGGACAGTTGGCGCGGCGTGCGCCCTACTTGTCATTATTCAGTATCTCGAGAAGATTATCTTGTGGATCATGATACTAGTATAATGCCGCATCATGCCAGTCTATTAACCGACGGATACAAAAAACAAAAGCTCAGAGCTCATTCAGACTTTTACTGGAATACAGCAACAAATGAATGGGCCTTGAGCTTTCTTAATACGCACGATATTATGTGCGAATCCAAGGGCAAAAATCTTGCAAGTTTTGCCCTTGCTGATCAGGCTAAAAAATTAGGCATTCTTTGACCTGACAGTCTTCTTAGCAGCCGGCTTTTTTGTAGCAGGTGTAGTACGTGGCTTACGTACTTTTTCTGTTACTACTGCTGGTTCAACAGCTTTTACTTCTTCGACTACTGCTGGTTTGACAGGTTCGGCAGCTTTAACTTCTTCAATTACCTCAATCTTTCTTTTGTTAAGAAAAAAGAATGCTACTAGGGCAATAAAAATAACACCAATAATATATTCCATTTTGTTTATCCTTCATGTTAAAAACGGTCAAGTATTTAATAGCCTATAAATACCTATATGGAAAATCAGATTCGAAGTTTAATTACCGTTATTAAAGAAGCAGAGTTAGGCAGAGAAAAACTGACTCAAAATAAATTGCCCGTTAAAAAGGCTGATTTAGAACCCATACTCAGCGAAGAAACAATAAACTATCATTTTGGAAAATTAGCCAAGGGATATGTAGATAGATACAACAGTAACGAAGGTGACTCTGATTTTAACAAAGCAGGTGCAGTCCTTCACAACATATATTTTGGGCAATTTATTACTCCGGGAAACTATAAACCATTTGGGGCTACTGAAAATTTTATTAACAAACATTTTGATAGTTTTGATAAACTTAAAGATGAATTTGAAAAAACAGCAATGTCTATTCAAGGCAGTGGTTGGGTATATCTTTCGTACAGCGGAAAACTTAAGACAATAAAAAATCATCAAATAAAAAATGATATCTTATTATTAATTGATTGGTGGGAACATGCATGGGCATTAGACTATCAGGCCGACAAGGTAAAATACCTAAAAAATATATGGAGAATTATTAACTGGTCAGTAATTAACAATAGGCTTTCGACTCAGATATAACTTTGTTGTCAGTCATGGATTGATATATAATATTGCAATGCTTAAATTAAAAAATGTGTCTCTAACAATAGACTCTATAACTATATTAGAAAAAATCAACCTTACCGTAAATGGCGGAGAAGTACATGCCATTATAGGACCTAAGGCAAGCGGAAAAAGTACGTTAGCGCATATGATTCAAGGTAGTCCATGTCTTGAACCAACAGAAGGCACAATTACTTTTAAAAATAAAAATATAAACAAAGTTCCGGCGTATCAAAGAAGTCAAAGAGGAATTTTTGTTTCATTTCAACATCCTATAGAAATAGAAGGTTTAACAAACTACAATCTAACAAAATCAATGTTTGAATCAAGGACTGATAATTCATTCAGCAATGAAGTCGAAATTGCCTACAAGACCTTGATCAAGACCATTGGACTAGATAAAAATTTTAAAGACGATACTGTAAATTCTTATGGCAGAAACACCGAAGACTTTAAAAAGAGCGAAATAGTACAAATGCTAATGATCCAACCAGATCTAGTAATACTGGATGAAATTGAAGCTGAGTTAGAAGACGAAGAATCTTTTGAATATATAATGTTAATGATTAAAAACTATGTATTAACGCACAACACAGGATTAGTAATTATTTCAAACAATCGAAATATTCTTGACAAATTTAACCCCTCCCATGTTCATGTCCTTGCTGACAGTAAGCTAACAACATTTGAAGATGGTAACATATATAAAAGGATCTTAGAAGATGGCTATACACAGTTTTCTTAAAGCCGAAAAAGGTGATCCAGATTGGCAGTTTTCCCCAGAACAATACTTTGGTAAAGAATTTAAAATTATTGATGCTACTTCAATAGAAATTAAAACCGATGTAAAAGATTTAATGGTTCTTAGGCAGAACCCTACTGATAAGGCACTCTTAGCAAAACATATCAAAATAGATGCTCAACCAAATTCTTATTTAGATCTAATAGTGATAAATGAAGCAGATGAAAAACTACAACAGATATTTCTGTATGATATTCATCTAGAGGAAAACAGCACCATTAACTTTGGTATATTTGTCAAGGGCGGAAAATTTAACAAGCACATAATACAGGTCTTTTTAGAAGAAGGGGCAAACTTTAGTGCTTACGGATTACTGTCCAATGATGTTGGCGGTGACACAGAAGTTATCACTAAAATAGTGCATCAACACCCTAACACCAGTAGTAGGCAGTTAATACTGGGTAGATCAGGCGAAGTTAGTCAAACTGTATTTCAAGGTATGGTTGTACTGGATGAAGGCAGTGATGGTAGCGAGGCCAGCGTTGAAAGTATGAATCTAATTACAGGACCCAAGGGAAGATGTTTTAGTAAGCCCGAGATATATGCTAATATAGACAGTGTAAAATACAGTATCGGTAGCATAACTGAAAATTTAAATGCTGAAAAGATATATTATCTACAATCACGTGGGTTAGAAACTAAAAAGGCACTGAGTACTGTAGTCAATAGTTTCCAAAATCAAAGTATAAATCTGGTGCCCTACGACGATCTTCGAGAAGAAATCTCCTCAATCTTTAACTAAATCCTTTCTAAGACCAAATTCAATGATAGCGCCTTTTAGGTAAATATCATTATGGTCACTTTGATGTAGCCAGAAATCCAATAAATACGTGGTACATAGAGGAATAACATGGAAAGAATTAACGTTGGTAACCAAAATAACGACGGAACCGGTGATAGTATTAGGGATGCGTTTAAGAAGGTTAATGCAAATTTCCAAGAATTATATGGCATTAACAATCTAGGAGACGGTCTATTTTTTACAAAATTAAAAGATACACCTAAGTATCTCAAGGCCAGTTCTACTTCAACTGCTACCATTATAGCAGTAGATAATTTTGGAAACACACTAACTCAAAAATCGTTAATTGCAGGAGAAGGTATTGTTATTACCAACACTTCTACAATTACTATTTCCAATCCTTCAAATAATCTAAGTAAAGATCTATTCCCACAACTAGGTGGAAACCTTAATGGTAACCAATTTAGAGCTACAAATTTTGGAGATCCGATTGGTGATCAAGATCTAGTAACCAAAGCCTATGCAGATAGTAACGGATTTGTCAGTAAGGTTAATCTCTATGTTAGTACCTACGGTAATGATTCGTTTGGCCCAAGTATTCCTGCATCAAAACAGGGCAGAGCATATGCCTATGCTTACAGATCATTAAACAAGGCCTGCGAAGTAGCTGAAGGTATTCTAAGTACTTCAACTGTCGAACTAGGCCCATATCAACAAAACATCACAATTAACGTTGGGGCTTTTACAGCCACAGTCGATTCTATTGTGGCTAGTCCAATTGCAGGTGCAATTAGAGTTAAAGTTGATCTTCAAGGATATGGATCAGGGACAGATCAATTTCAAGATAAGGATATGCGTCCGGGACAATATATCCGGGGTGTGCAATCAGATACTATTGCCTTTGTTTATGCAGTTGGACTTGACGGGGCTGGTGATGAATTTTACGACGTTACTATATCATCAAACCCAACCGGTTCTGGATTTTATCCAACTGAGGGACTACAGTACAGTACCAACAATCCCAAGAAACAGATCACTATTCACGTTGAATCTGGAATTTATTATGAACAGTTGCCTATTAAGGTTCCAGCTAACGTTAGTAT